CTCCGTGAGCGCGGCCGCAAGTTTCCGCGAGGTTTTTGACCGTGGGAAAACGCGGACCCAAGCCGGCACCCGCCAGCGTCCGCCGCCTGGCCGGCAACCCTGGCAAGCGTGCGATCCGGCCCGACCTCCCGGCCCCGGCTGGTTCGCCACCGATGCCGAAGCGTCTCATGGTCGAGCCGCTCGCCGTGGAGAAGTGGAACGAGCTCGTGCCGATCCTGCTGGGCCTCGGCACGCTCACTACCGCTGACGGCGAAGCGTTGGCGACTTTGTGCGAGGTGTACGCTGCGACGCAGGCGTGCCTACTCGAGCTGCGGGCCACTGGCCCGGTGATGCGAACCGACCTCGGTGGCGTCAAACCGAATCCGGCTGGCCCGTTGTATCGCAGTTTAGTGGCGCTCCAGGCTTCGCTAATGGGCGAGTTTGGCCTGACCCCGAGCAGTAGGACGCGGCTAGGTGGCAAGGAAGAAAAGCCAACCGACGAAGTCGAGGAGTTCTTCAAGCTCCACGGTGCCTGATCTCTGCAAAGAGGGACAGGCAAAGTACGAGCGGGTTGTGCACTTCTTCGAGAAGATCCTGCGCCACAGCAAGGGGCAGAACGCCGGCAAGCCGTTTACGCTCCTGCCGTGGCAGCACCACGTGATGCGAGAGCTCTTCGGCCGGCTGAACCCAGACGAGTTGCGAAGGCACCGCGTCGGATACATCGAGTTGCCGAAAAAGATGGGGAAGAGCACGACGCTGGCCGGCATCGCGCTCTACATGACCGCCTTCGACTCCGAGCCGGGGGCGGAAGTCTATGGTGCGGCCTGCGACCGCGAGCAGGCGGGCATCATCTACCGGGAAGCGGCGTCGATGGTGCGGGCTTCGCCTGCGTTGTCTCGGCATCTCGAGGTGATCGACAGCCGGAAGACCATCGTTCACAAGGCGAGCAACTCGTTCTATCGCGTGCTCTCAGCTGACGCGTTCCGTGCCGAGGGGCTGAACATTCACGCCCTGCTCTTTGACGAATTGCACGCCCAGCGTGACCGGCGATTGTGGGACGCCCTGCGATACGGCGGTGCGGCTCGCCGGCAGCCGCTCATCCTGTCGATCACCACGGCGGGCTATGACCGCAAGTCGATCTGCTGGGAGCAGCACGCATACGCCGAGCGGTGCATTGCCGACCCAACGGTGGACCCGGCCTTCTTCGGCTGCATCTACGCCGCGCCGCCGGATGCTGGCACAAACGATTCATGGAAGACCGAGAAGGTGTGGCGGCAGGCCAACCCGTCTCTCGGCGAGACGATCACGGTGGATTCATTCGCCGCTGATGCCCGCGAGGCCGAGCAGTCGCCGTCGAAGCTCAACGCGTTCCTGCGATACAGACTCAACGTCTGGACCACGCAGGACGTGCGGTGGCTCTCGCCTGACAACTGGGCCAAGTGCGGCAAACCGTTGGCCGGCGACCTTGAGAAGCGTGAGTGGTACGCCGGTCTTGACCTGGCGACCACCTATGACCTGTCCGCATTCGTCATGGTGAGCCAGGCCGAAGATGGCACCTTCGACGTGCTGCCGTTCTTCTGGGTGCCGCAAGAGAACGCTGCCGAGCGGACGCAGCGGGATAAGGTGGACTACATCGGCTGGGTTCGGGACGGGTGCATCAGGGCCACCGATGGCAACGTCACTGACTACGACGTGATCCGGCGAGACATCGTTGAGCTCTCTCAAAAGTACAACATCCGGCAGGTCGGAATCGACCGCTGGAACGCCACCCAACTTGCTACCCAACTGCAAGGGGAAGGCGTGAATGTGACAGGCTTTGGACAGGGCTATGGCTCCATGAGTAGCCCAAGCAAGCAGCTGGAGAACCTCGTGCTCTCGGAGAAGATCCGCCACGGGAATCATCCGGTGCTGTCGTGGATGGCTGGCAACGTGGCAGTGCAGACCGACCACCAGGGCAACATCAAGCCGAGCAAGGCGAAAAGCACGGAACGCATCGACGGCATCGTCTCGCTGGTGATGGGCCTCGGGCTGCACGCCGTGGCGACTGCGAAACCAGCCGAGCAGAACTGGGACATCATCACCCTATGAACGAAAACGCCGTCGCCGACTACAAGATGTTCGACCTGCGTGGCATCGAGTGGACCGAGTCCTCGTCTAGCCGCACGCCGTCTGGCATCCGGGTCAACGCCGACAACTCGATGGCGTGCTCGGCCTACACGGCCTGCATCCGGGTGATCTCGGACGCCGTCTCGGCCCTGCCGCTGCACGTCTACGAGCGGCTTGCCAACGGTGGCAAGGCCAAGGCTCAGCAGCATCCGGTCTACCGCCTGCTGCACATGCAGCCCAACCCGTGGCAGACAGCGCAGGAGTTTCGGGATTGGATGACCGGCATGTACCTGCATTACGGTGCTTCGTACGCCGAGATCCGCCCAGGTGCCCGAGGTGCCGTGTCGGAACTGTGGCCGCTGCATTCGTCCCGTATGGAAGCCGAGCGGCTTGAGAACGGGACTGTTCGGTACAAGTACCGCGAGCCCAGCGGAAAGCAGACGCTGTACACGCAGGAGCAGATTTTCTGCCTGCGGTTCACGACCGAGGATGGCATCCGGCCGATCCCGACGTACACGCTTTTCCGCAACGCCATCGGGCTGGCCCAGGCGTTGGAGGCCCACGGGTCCACCTACTTCGGCAACGGTGCCCGGCCCGGAATTGTGCTGGAGAGCGACAACCCGATCCCGGCCGAGGCGGCCGAGCGGCTCCGTGAGCAGTGGGAGCGGATGCACCGTGGCCCTGACCGGGCATTCCGCACGGCGGTGCTGCCAAACGGCGTGAAGGCTCACGAACTCAGCGGCAGCAACGAGGCGGCCCAGTTCCTTGAGACGCGGCAGTATCAGGTGATCGAGATCTGCCGGGCGTTTCGTGTGCCGCCGCACATGATCCAAGACCTGACCCGCTCGACGTACAGCAACATCGAGGTGCAGGGCACGGAGTTTGTGCAGCACTGCCTGTTGCCTCATCTCAAGCGATGGGAAGCCGCGATCTCGCGTGACCTGATCGTGGACGATGAGCGGTATTTCGCCGAGCACAGCGTGAGCGGCCTACTGCGTGGCGACCACGCGAGCCGGTCTGCCTACTACGTCTCGGCCCTGCAAAACGGCTGGATGACGATCAACGAGATCCGCGAGCTTGAGAACCTCAACCCAATCGGGCCGGAGGGTGACAAGCACTTTGTGCAACTCAACATGACCACGCTGGATCACGTTGGCGAGAGCCTGGCCGACCAAGCAGACTCGGCTACCGAGCCACTGGACGGCACGCCAGAAGACGCCGCCGAAGACAGCACGGCTGCGGATCAGCCGGCCAACCAAGTCGAAGACATGGCATCAACAACTGACCTGCAGCAGCAGGCTCTCAACGGCGCTCAGGTCGCGTCGCTCCTGGAGATCATCGCCAACCTCTCCGCTGGCCTACTGACGGCTGACGGGGCAAAGGCGCTGATCTCAGGCGCATTCCCAACAATGCCAGAAGCGACCGTTGACAGCATTATTGCGGGAGTCAACGAGGGCGTGCAGCCAGCACAATCGCAACCGATCGGAGGGGCCAGCAATGGAAATTGAACGCCGCGACTTTGCTTTTGAGGGCGAGCACGAACTGATCGTGGAGAGCCGTACTGACGGGCGAGCCGCGATCATCGGCTATGCAGCCGTGTACAGCCGACTTTCGCTTGACCTCGGAGGATTCAAGGAAGAGATTCTTCCTGGTGCATTCGACAAGATCCTGCGGAAACGCAGTCAGGACGTGGTGGCCCTGTTCAATCACGACAGCAACATCGTCCTCGGTCGCACGTCTTCCGGCACGCTGGAACTCTCGTCTGACGAGAAGGGCCTGCGGTACGTGGTGACGCCGCCCGTGAGCCGGGCCGACGTGCTCGAGCTCATTCAGCGGCGAGACGTGCGTGGCTCGTCGTTTGCCTTCACGGTGGACCCGAAAAACGAATCGTTTCGCACCGGCGAGGACGGCAAGGCAGTGCGGCAGATCCGCGAGGTGAGCGGGCTGTACGACGTTGGCCCGGTTCTGGTGCCCGCGTACCCGTCAACGTCGGCCGGCGTCGCCATGCGTTCCTATGAAGCGTGGCTGGCGTCGCAGACCGAGCCCACGCCCGAGCCTGCGGCCCAGGCGGATCGCTCGCGTTCGGCCCTGCGGGGCGTCGCCGCCGCCTGGGCTGCTTCTCTGAGGCTTCGCAATGGCTGAGCCCCGCTGCACCTGCGGCGAGA